AACAACTGGGGCCGGAAGACCGGTAACAGTAGCAACAGGCTCAAGCAGACCATCAGCAATTGAGCGAAGTAGTGCAGCCATTTGTGCATTAGTAGCCATTAGAACCAACTCATTGTTGGCTCAAAGCAAGTGCCATTGATGCAGCAGCGGTCATTGTCTCAACTGTACATTCCAGTACGATTGTAACTTCATCAACAATGTCAATGGCTACTTGATCGACACCTAAGAAGATGGATTCAACGGCTACTAGGAATCCGCCGGTCCACTCTTGTGGAGCCATGTCTAAGGTTTCAGTGAGTACCAGTATTTCAGTAGCAGTAGGACCACCGCTAGCGATGAAAAGGGAGCCTGTTGAAATTGCTGAACGGTTACCAGCACCAACAAGACTTGTTTGGCTCTGAGTAGTTAATTGGAATGATGCTTTACCTTCAAGATTTGAACCACCGTTAGGAACATCCAATGGAGAACCATAAGAAACAGAGGCATTGTGAATACGCATTACTGTTTTTCCAAGGGCATCTACGAATGAACCAAGGTCAATAGCAACTTGGTTGAAGTTTGTCGTGTCGGTTGGGACAGTCGCTCGGATAAAGAAAGAATCAGATCTCGCCATAGTCCCACGGGTGGCTCCACGGTGTATAAACTACACCTACTGCAAATTATGCACCTTTTTCATACCAACGGATTCCCATCTTCTTTAGGGTGAGGCATTAATATGCTACTCAATTCTAGCAGTGGCAAGAGGAAAAGAGGCCGGCAGGCTATTGAGGCATGGGAAAAGGGGAGTGAAACGAGGCTTTTCGTCGGAGTTCTCATAGATTTCAAGGTGATGCGTGCGCATAACTTATAGGTAAACGGCTTTTAGACCCCAATATGCGACCAATAAATGTCACATTATGCAGCACTACTTGGGAATTAGCCAAACAAAAGGCAAACTTTAGCGGTTGGGTGCGTCGTAAGTTGTCTGAAGAAGCGCGAACTACCGTCATTAAACGCGAGTACGAGTGTACTTCGTGTAGTCATAAGTTCTTTATGCCTCCAAATAGCGTTACAGGGATCACAATGGTAGAGGATTGTCATGAATGTGGAAAGAGTTCGATTAAAACGGGTGTGACTGAATGAGTTCAACCCCAGTAATATGTCCTGTTTGTCATACAAGAACTGGAATTTGTCTCAGGGATGCTGAATGGTATTGTTGTGTATGCGGTGTTGATTACATTGACACTGATTTTGAACAGGTGATTGAATGAATTGTGACTTTTGTGGACATGATTGGTGTACCGATGAAGGCGGCGTCATCACTTTGCATGAAAAAGCACCTTTGTCTGAATCAATGGATGATGAGATCTATAACTTTTGTAGCTACAAATGTCTGAAGAGATGGAATGCACTTTAATCGAACTCTCAAGATTGAGAAGTTTTTGAAGAACGTTCAAAAGGTATCATTATGATACCACCTCAACTTTGAGAGGTTTCCTTGATGATCGTAATGATTGCTTCATCATCACTTAGTTCTACAACTTGTGCTTCAATTAAATAATTGTAAACTCCATTAGATGTATTGTCCATTGTGAGAAATAAATCTCTATTTACAATATGATCTGGATCAATAATGGATCGTGTTGAAATAAACTCCCCTCCAGCACCTGTTGATTCAAAGGTCCAAGCGAATTGGCGATTGTCTGCGGCATTCATGTCAGTACCAGAAGGAATTGTATCAAGTGAAAGTATTCCATTTAGATTCCTTGCGGCTCCTCCTGTTAAAATAGTATTCCACATAGTAAAAGAAAGGATTTTCAAACCATAATTGACCAAGCCATCAGACACAACCAGATTCTTTCTTGCGACGCCGCCGCCTGTTACTTCGACCTGTCCTCTTAATGTGCGTAGTTTTCCGAACTTCATCTCTTCATCATCCTCTTTGTTTCCTTGTGTGCGGCAGACATACACTTAGAGCTATTGCAACCTTTCTTAAAATCACCATTTTTCTTGGTCATCTTTGCCTTCTGGCGTTTGAATGCTTTAGCGAATGCTTTGTTATACGCGCTGACTTTACCCTTACGTCCTTTTGCCTTGGCTGCTTTGACTGTTCCAGTAGTGGATCCTTCAACGAATGCCTGAACAACTGGGGCCGGAAGACCGGTAACAGTAGCAACAGGCTCAAGCAGACCATCAGCAATTGAGCGAAGTAGTGCAGCCATTTGTGCATTAGTAGCCATTAGAACCAACTCATTGTTGGCTCAAAGC